TAATATATCATTAGCACCCAATTCTATTGCTGATTTTTTTGTGCTTCCTATTTTTTTTAATAAATTTTTATTTAATTTTAGCGATTTTTCAGCAAGAGGTATTGCTTTAAATGCTAAATCAATAGCAGAAATAGCACCAGAATTTGCTTGTTTCATTTCGCTCTTAATATCATCAATTAAACCCAACTCAACCTTTTGGGCAGACAATTCAGTTTTCTCTTCCTTAAATAATTTGTTAAATACTTCCCTTTGTGTGTTCATAGTTATATATTAAATTCTTTTGGTTAATTTAATTTATTTTTTTTAAAAAATCATTCCATCCATTAAGTTCATTTTGATTTTCAAACATTTTTGAAACAAGTTTAAATGCTTCATTGTATTCTTTAATTGAACTAACATTAATCCCCAAATCTTTTGCTGAAATTTCTACTTTATTAAAAATAGATTCACTTTCTTTTTTTAGATTTGCAGCTTGTCTTATAGCTCCTCTGGTAATACCTTCTGCATCATTAACTACTTTTTTTACTTCTTTGTATTCTTTTTCAGCTTTATTACCCCATTTAACACCATCTTCTTGTAAACCAATAATTCTTTTAGCATCTGTTATTAGTTCTCTTAAATCATCAATAGCACCCAACTCAATCTTTTGTGCAGACAATTCTGTTTTTTCCTCTTTAAACAGTTTATTAAATACTTCTCTTTGTGTTTTCATTATATATATTAATTTAGTTTTCGTCTTCTATTGCGTTTATTCTTCCGATTCCTTGCTTCCAATATTCTGGAGCATTGCATTCTTTACCTTGATTCGTTTTACACTCAATAGAATATGTGTTTTTACACTTACAATAAACTGCTCTGCTCATTATGATAATAGTTTTTTAAGTTCTTCAATTACCTTTTCTTCAGCAGATAAATCTTCTTTTAGTTCTTCGTTTGGTCTTTCTAACTTATCCGCAAACATCCCTTCAATACTGAAACCTTTTACCTTACCAGTTTTTACATAGTCATTCCAAAGGTCTTCATTCTCAACTTTAACAGAACCCATCCAAGTACCAACTGGCACATCTAAACCATACAAAGCAGTTTTATCTTTTGCCTTGTCTTCAACTATCCAGCTTTCAACTAATGTTAATCCCTTTAATTGTGCATCGTGTTCTAATGTTGAGTTTGATTGATTACCATTCTGCAAATACATTTGAGATGCTTTTGCGACAGTCTTTTTTGAAAAGAATATATAATACTCATCCTCTCCGTTTCGTCTGTATATCGGCTTCTGTGGTATTAACAAAGCACCCATTAATAAACGCTTCTCTTTGCTTATTTCAGCAAGTTTAATTTCTTGCTTATTAAGTGCTATAAAATCAGATTCAATCGCTGGGTTTTCAACTACTGAAATAGCCTCAACTCCAATTGCCTCATCTTCATCCAAAATTAGTTCAATCATTTTCATAATTATATAATACTTTTAAGTTAATATTTTATATTTTGTTTGTATTTAAATTGATGCACCCTCAATTGTATTTCTATCCATTTCTTGAGATGTTGTAACATCAGCAGAAACTACATAAGCCCTCGTTGGTTCTTTTGATTGTGAACCAATTGCATCAGCTAATTGACTTGTTCCACTTGCTCCAACAACATTAAAAGCTGGAGGTTGAGAAATAGAACCACCAGACGGAGAAGATGCACCACCAGTTCCAGCACCTCCAGAAGCATTTGGAATTTTAACCGATGCCATTTGTTTAACAGTTTTTAATCCATTTGCTAAAATTGCTCCAGCATTAACAAACTTTAAAGCAGTTTCAAACGGTGTAATTGTTTTGGCTGCAAGTGCATCAGTAACCCCTTGGTATGTGTTTATTGTTGCCGCTGCAATACTCATCCCTTTTCCAGCAACTGTATTTTTTCCAACTACATCACTTAATTGGTTTAAACCTTGTTCAGTTTTTTCAGATTTTTCTTTTGCTGCTTGTGCTGTTAATTCGTCAAGTTTTTTTTCAGCAGCTGCAAATTGCTTTTTTAAAGTTAATCTGTCCTTGTCATTTATAGTTTTGTCAGCTAATAAAAGTTCCTCTCTTTCTTTTAATAAATCCCTTTGTTTCTCAAAAGATAACAATTCATATTCTTGGTCTAAAACTAATTTTTCAGATGCTTTTGCAGATTCTTCAGCGGCTTTTTTATCGTCTTCTTCTTTAAATTTCTTTTGTTGATTATCTAAAGCAATTTTTTTTGCAGCCAGTAATTCTATCGCTTGTGTACTATCAGCACCGTAGTACTTCATCGCTAATTCAAGTTTCTCGTTATAGCTTTTTTCAAGTAAACGTTTTTCTTCCTCTCTTTTTTCTTCCTCTGTATCAATTAAAGTTTTTCTAATATCTTCTGCTACTTTTGCTTCTTTTGCTTCTTCTTCTTTTATTAATTTTCTTCTTTTTCGCTGTGTGCTTTTATCAAATTCAAGTAATAATTTTCTATTAGCACCCTCAAGTACTAATTTTTTTCTTTGTAAACTTGCCTCATAATCAAAAGATTCTAATTTTCGTTCTTGTTCATCTTCGATGTTTTCAATTTGTAACTTTCTTAATGTATTATTTAATTCTTTTTGCCTTGATATTCTATCTTTGTTAGTTTGGTTTTCTTCTTTTATATCTTCAACTCTGTATTTATGTGATAAACCATTAAGTTCTTCAAGATATTTTTCAACATCCTTTTGATGGGAGTCTCTTATTCCTTTTAATGCTTCTGTTTGTTCTTTCTGTGATTCAAATTCATCTTCGTAATTCCCCGCTTGTAAAGATTTTGCCATTATTTGTGAGAATTCCAAATCTTGATTTGCTTGATTTCTTAATTCTTGTGTTTTTTTAAATAGCTTTTTTAAACCCTCTTCTTCTTTTTTTCTTAACGTTTCTTTGTCAGCTCCTTGTACTTTTAAAAGTTCTTGTTCTTGAGAAATAGTCTTTTGTAATTCCTTTAATCTTTTTTTATTTGCTTCACTTTGCTTTTTAATTGCTTCTGTTTGTGCTTCAATCGCTTTCGTGTTTTTTTCTGATTGTTCAGCTGAATCCGAAAACATTGTTACCAATGCATAACCAGCTGCGATAACGGCTGTAATCGCAACTACAATCGTCATCAATGGGTTTGCTGCCATTGCTAGATTCCACATCCTTTGAGCCCACGTTGCAATCTTTTGAACAACGGTATAGCTTTTTATTTTCTTACCTAACTTCGAAAATAATCCAGTTGAATCATTTAATCCTTTTGCAAATTCAACAAGGGATAAAGCACCAATTGCTCTGTTTACATTTTCGGCAGAATCCTCTCCAATAACTCCAAATTCTTGCATCGTGCTTGTGGCTAAAACAGCACCACTTGCAACAGTAGATAAACCAGTAGAAACTTTTTGAGATAGAGTCATACTACTCCTATCCATTATTTCGTCAACCTCCTTTTGAGCAACTTTTAACCTAGATGCTTCTTGTGTAAGTTGTTTGAATTCTTCTGATGCTGTATCACCAGCTTGTGCCATTTGGTAAAGCCTATCTTCTAACTCTCCAACCCTAGATGATAAAGGTTTTACCTCTCCGTAAACATCCTCAAAAGATTTACTTAAATTATCTAAATTCTTTTGCGCTTCTTTAGTTGACGCTTCTATTTCAATTATTACTTTTTCAGCCATTTTATCTTTTGTTTTATTCTTTTTGGAACTTCTTTGAAACTGTTTGGAAACTTATTTTTTCCTTTTGCTAATTGTACAATATCTGCTTTAGATTCTGTATGCTTTAATAAATATAAAATATTTTTTATCATAGGTCGTTTAATAGTTCAATTTCAGATTTGCCACTTTTGAAATTTGTTGTTATTGAATTTATTTTATATTGATGGTCACCAATAATAAACCTATCCGCTAAAGTGTAATTTAATAATATCTTCATCGGTAAGTATGCACTTACTTTTGTTATCCTATTCTTTGGATTAAATACGCTTGTAATGTAATTCTTATAAAACACTTCAAACAATGTATCTGTAAAATCATTACCCCCAGAATATTCATTTAATTCATTGTAAAAGTTTATATTCTTTTTACTTGTGCTTCTTGATAACGCAACACTATTTGACGGAATATTGTATGTCGATTGTGAAACGTGTGAAGTTGGTGTTGTTAAAAAAGAAATTGGTGTAGCATTTGTTTGCGTAATAGGATAAAAAATTAATGGCTTACCAAAATAACTTTCTTGGTTATCGTCTACAAAATATCCAACTTGTACATCTGTATTTAAACCAGTTGCTACATTTATTAAATGCTCATATTTTAATTGTGAGAATGGTGTTTTAATATTATAAATTCCGCCATCTAATTTTTCCCCTCCAACATAAGATTCTTTTCCCCAAACTTTACCAAATAACTGATTGTGTTTAGAAGCTAAAAATGTTTTTGTGTCTTCGTGTTCAAAATTTATTTCTCTAAATGGCAAAGCTATATTAACAGAACCCTTACTATTATCAACGTATTTTGTAATATCATAAACTACACCATCGCTATAAAAATCATCTAACGTTTTTACAATTATATCATTTGTGTTCCTTTCAACATAAGCTGTCAAATTAAATGTTTTGAAAATTCCAGTTAAGAAATCCAAAGTTTTCATTTCTGGTATTTGTTGACTAATAGAAAAATCAAATGTACTTGTATGATTATATATACCAGTTGGGTAATTAATTGTTGCTTGAGAGCCACCACCTAAATTATATAATATATCCCATTCAACTTCTGAAAAACTTATATCATCATCAGATTCCACATAAGCAGTATAATCCCCTTGTTCTAAATTAAAATCATTTTGATTCATTGTAACACCTTGCGTAACAGTTCCAGTATTATAAACCTCAACACCATCTTTTTGTAAAGATATTTTGTAGTTACTTGTTGTCGTTGATGTAAATGTTAAGCTATAACCTAAATACCTTGTTGGGTCACCAGTTACTCTCATTGTTGTAGCACTAACCATTTGTGTTAATGTAGCATCTGGACTTCCAATAGTTCCCGACCACCCATCTACAATTGATTGATTAACGCCAGATAAGTTTTCAACATCTCCCTTTTTTCTGTGCAACCAAAGAAACAAATTATAGTAATGCTCATTTGAACTATTGAAAAAGTCATCACTAAAAGTAAGCCCATATTTGACTCCAATTGCTTGTATGATTTTATCAATCCTAATAGCGTATTTTAAATCACTCCAAAGAACTCCGTGTAAATCTTGCGTGTGTCCAGTATCATAATACAAATTACCTTCACCATCATCCTTATGACTTCCGCTATCATAAAACAATCTCTTTGTATGTGTAATCAAAGGCACAACAACATCACTTGTTGTAGAGTCAAATGTTAAAGCACTTCTTACTGCCGTGAAACTATATTCTTTGTCGTAATCAGTTAAGTCTAAAGATTGCAGCTTGTCATCGCCTATAAGGTCTTTTAAGACAACGGTACTACCAAAGAATGTAATTCTATATGTATGAGGTTTATTGTCCTTTAAATCTACTCCTTCAAGTTTAATTTTACCATCTCTAAAAGGTAAACTGTCAAGCTCTATATTTGAGTTCTTTTTTATTCTTGCATCAAATCCGTTTACAATATCAAAGTTATAATAGTGTTTGAAAATCTTATTATTTATTTTTGTTGCTGGTAAACTAAACGTTCTTGAAAATGCAGTAAATATTTTACCAATATCTTTAACATTCTGAATCGTATCCGTTATTGAAACAGTTTCATCGTTGAACATATCAACTCGTTGACCCTCGATATATAGTTGTATGTTTTGCATTTACCTAATATTGTTTATTACGTTATAAGAGTTTTCAAAGTCAAATGTATACTCAACTAACCTATCATTTAAAGATGTCTTATAAGTGATGTTTGATGTATTTACATTGATTGGTAATACTTGTTCGCCAGTTTCAATAATGTTTGTTATCCAAACCTTTTCAGATAGCATCATTTGTTTAAAAACTTCGTTGTATTCTTCACTTAAAAATCCGCTGCTTAAAGTAGTTGATTCTGTTGCTTTAATATTAAAATCCCTATTTGTATGACTGCTTATGTTATAAGTTTTATTTGAGTTTAAGATGTTTGCTTTGTAAGTTTCCTTTGAAACATTCATTTTCTCAACTGCCTTTTTAAAGAAATACATATCTTGCAACGCTCCAAACTTATTTATAAAAGTTATTTTCTTTGGTTGATATTTACACTCTTCAATTACATTTACTTTAATAGTTTCTATTTTACCACCTCCAGAAACTTCTATTTTGTCAACCGCACCAATCGAATAGTTATTAAAGAATGACTGTAAGCAAACGTTATTTTCAAAGTCAACAGCACCATCTTCAAGAACCCTTTCTTCAAACGTATCCCAATTTACAGTATCGCCATAAATAGAAACATACTTTATTTGGTTAGCACTGTCTTGGTCATAGACAAATGTTTCAGATGCTATCACCTCACCATTTTTGTAGAACACAACTGATGGAGAATTTAAACCAGTATAAATTGGTAACCTAAAAGTGTTATCTTCTAAAACAAACAATTCTCTGTTGGTAATCATTGCATTGCTTTCGTCAGCTGTTTGCTCTTCATAATAGTTGTATCCGTCAAATGCGATAATTGTTTCTCCGTCATCAGCAATCTCGTTATCATTTACATCATAGGCAAAAGTTTCTACCTTAACCCAAACCGCTTGACCAGTATAATCTCCATCAAATATAATATCTAACTCATCCCTTACCAATTCTGCTACTTCAAAATATACAGTTTCTTGACCAGATAAAACCGACTTTCTAATCTCGTAAGTTGGTGTTGATGGTGCAGCACTTGAATTGCCAGTATATACATAAAGTTTTAATATAGCGTATGAAATACCAACCTCGTTAATATTAAACCAGTACGGACTCCTTGTGTTTATTCTTGCCATTATCTTTTTGCTTTGTTATTTATTGTATTTTTCATAAAAGTTTCAATATCTAATTTAAACGGTTCAAGTAAATCTTTACTTAATCCTTTGAATGCTTTCTCAAATGGTTTTGTAAAGAATAAACTCGGTGCAATACCTTTTTGATAAATACTTCTACTGATTAAAAATGCTGTGCTTTTATAACTTAAAAACCTACCGCTTTTTCTATCCCTAAATTGAAACCTTTTTCTTTGTACCCATTTATTAATCCCCTCCGTTAAACCACCTTTTCGACCAGTACCACTTCCAAACCTAAATGGACTGTTTGGAGCTTTTGCACTTGAGCTTTTACCTTTTACACCCTTGTCTTGAAACGTTCCGTATTCTTCCATTAAGAAAGATAATTCAAAGCTATTTTTAGAAACCTTAAAATTTGAATCAATACTTTTTGACAGTTTTCCAGTACTATCTTTTCCTTGCCTTTTTAGATTTGCTCTGGATTCTTTTACAACGTATTCAGCAAATTGTTTTAGCTCTTGCTCAAGATTATCTAACATATTTCAATTTCATTTGGAATCAATACATCAAACGTTAATGCCCAACCAGCCATCTCATTTTCAAACCTATCGTAAAATGGTTCTAAATTAGGTGTGCCATCTAACTGGTATAAGTCTTGATGTAATGTACCACCTCTTAAAACTTGAACCAGCTTATTAAGCACCGCCAATTGCGTGTTTAATATATCTTGCTCATTATTATTCCCTCTGAATATATCAATTACTTCTTCTTTTGAAAAGTCAACAACATCCATCGCAAGAACAGATAAATTAAAACGTAATATATTATCTTCATTCCCTACGCTATTAACGATAATATGCGACAAAGGAAACATCGTCTGCTTTGATAAATCTATTCTTGTAATATCTCCAGTTGTAACTGTGTTTACATTTACATCAGATAGCAATGCCTCTTTTATTGTTTCGGTTACTTGATAAAATCCTTTCATTTAAAACTTATTTTTTATTTGTTGTGCTTCCATCTCTGATTTCTCTTTCATAAAAGATAACATTGTAAAGCATTGATGCACGTTTAATTTAGTGATATCTTCAAATTTTGTAATATCTCCGTTAGCGAGTCCATAAATTGAGGTGTACCATCCATATCGCTTATTGAAATTAGCTGCTCTTGAATACCCTCCATCTCCGTTCGATTGTTCGAAGAGAGAATCGTATCCCTCGATAACTCTAGACCTAAATTGTAGAAAAAAAAAATTGAACCCATCGCAGCACTCAAAGGCATATTCTTCATTTTATCTGAATCGCTTGTATCGTAATCTTTGATATTATAATTTAATCCTTTACTGTCTTTAATTGGTCTGTAAAGCACATTCATAGCAACGTGAATTTGTTCCCACTTTGAAATGTTATTATCCAAGTCAATATATTCTCCCAGAGTTAATTCGTCAAGGTCTGGAATAAAGCCATACTTTACACCATCCATTTTAAACTGCACAATATGTTGAGGTTTTTGTTCTAACATATTATTTAACACATCAAGAATTGCAGTAACACTACTCATTTTTAAATTGTATGTATCAGCCAAAGAGATTCCACAAAATATCTCAATCATTTTTGCATTAAGAAACTCGCCCTCTTTATTGTTTTCAGCTATGCTTAAAAACTTTTGGTATTGACCAAGTGTAATTTCGTTTAGATTATTTGGTATGGTAATTTCAATCTTCATATATATATAATACTTTTAATTTAATGTTTTATGAAAAAGCCCTTACAATTTTCATATGCTTTTGTTAATAGGAAAAACTGATTGCTATTTCTTGGTCTTGCTATTCTTATTTCTTTGTCGGTTCTGTGGTGTATGTAGCATTCTACAATAGCTATCATCTCTTCATTTCTCATTACCTTATATTGTATTTACCTTTGTTTGGTGTTTGCAATTGAGATGTGATTGCATATCTTGCTGCATCAATACAATGGTTAAAAGCATCAATTGGTTTGTTGATTGTGTTTCCCTCTCTATCTTTCATCCAAGTATATGATTGCAATTCTTTAATTAGATTCTTACTTCTGCTTGTAACGTATATTTTATTTTGATTTATTAAGTTGATACCATACACAATTGAATCCTTTCCTTTTGTACAAGGC